GAAAACATTCAAAAAAGTAACAAATATGAAGGTTGCGATCATCACGGATAGTCATTTCGGTTGTAGAAAGGGTTCTCATCTCTTTCATGATTACTTTGAACAGTTCTATAAGAACATCTTCTTTCCCACTTTGGATAAAGAAGGTATCAAACATGTAATCCATATGGGTGATGTATTTGATAGTCGTAGAGGTATTGAGTTTAAGTCACTGAAATGGTCAAAGAGAGTTGTATTTGATCCTCTGAAGGAAAGAGGTATCACAGTAGACATGATGGTGGGTAACCATGATGCATACTATAAAAATACTAATGATGTCAACGCAGTTGACCTCCTCCTTGAGGAGTATGATAATATTACTCCCTATTCAAGTACAAAGACTGTTCAGTTAGATAATCTGAAAACTTTATACATTCCCTGGATCAATGAAGATAACGAGGAAGAAACATATAAGAATATCGAGAACACAGATGCAACAGTTGCATTTGGTCACTTAGAACTGATAGGGTTCAAAGTGAATAACTATGTCACCATGGATCATGGACACGATCCTTCTGTTTATGATAAGTTCGACAGAGTTTATTCTGGACACTATCACACAAGATCTAACAATGGTAAGATCTTCTATCTCGGTAATCCTTATGAAATGTTCTGGAGTGATGTAGGTGATACAAGAGGTTTCACTATTCTGGACACTGAAACCTTAGAACACACCCACGTCGATAACCCCTATCGTCTCTTCTATAGTATCTACTACAATGATGATGACCATCAGATGTTTGATGCTAGACATCTACAAGACAAACTAGTCAAAGTAGTTGTCAGAAAGAAGACAGACCAAGTAAAGTTTGAGAAGTTCGTTGATAAAATCTACTCAGCTGGTGCGGCAGATCTCAAAATCATTGAGAACTTTGCTTTCACCAATCTTGACCCTGGATTTGAAGACGCAAACAAGAGTATTGAGTCAGAAGATACAATGTCTATCCTTGATAGATATATTGATGAATCTGAAACTGAATTAGATAAGTCAGTCATTCAAAGTATCATCAGAGAAATCTATCAGGAGGCTTGTGAATTGGTCTGATGTTTATCATTACAGTAAAGGGAAAAGAAAGAGACGGAGCATATTCAGTAATTGATGAGGACGATGATAAGGTCCTATACATCTTTGAAGAAGAAGACGATGCGTTAAGATATTCACTACAACTTGAGGACATGGACTATCCTGAGATGTCTGTTCTTGAAATTGATGACGAGATAATGATAAAGACTTGTGAAATGCACGGTCACAGGTATACTATTATCACTCCCTCTGACATTGTGATTCCCCCCAATATTGAACATGATTTTATTTGAGAAGATTACCTGGCGAAACTTTTTAAGTACAGGGAATACGCCAACAGAAGTAAGACTAGACAAGACATCTACCACGTTGATTGTCGGTTCAAACGGAGCCGGGAAAAGCACGATATTAGATGCCCTCTGTTTTGTGTTGTATGGCAAAAGTTTTAGAAAGATAAACAAAAATCAACTCATCAACACTACCAACGAGAAAGGGTGTTTTGTAGATATTGAATTCACACTACACAACACTCGATGGAGAATCGAAAGGGGAATCAAACCAAACATCTTTAAGATCATTCGTGATGGGAAAGAGTTGGACCAATCTCACTCCGCCATCGACCAACAGAAATGGTTGGAACAGAATGTATTAAAGATGAACTACAAGTCGTTCACACAAATTGTGATCCTTGGTTCATCTACTTTTGTTCCCTTTATGCAACTTCCTATTGCTAGTAGAAGGGAGGTGGTAGAAGATCTGTTGGATATTAAGATCTTCTCCTCTATGAATATGTTAATCAAGGAGAAGATTCGTGGACTCAAAGAGACCACAAGAACATTAGAACTAAAGAAAGAGTCACTCAAAGATAAAGTTGAGATGCAAAAGAACTTTATTGAAGAGATCAACAAACTCAGTGATGAGAGTATCAAAGGATATGAGAAGAAAATTGATAGACTTCAGAAAGAAGTAGAATCTGATATGTCAATTAACGAAACCCTCTCAGAGAAGTTGTTGAATAAACAAACTGAGATGAAAGAGTTTGAGAATGCCTCTAAGAAACTCAAAGAATATGGTAACGTCAAAGGTAAATTGTCACAACGTATACAAACTATTGTTAAAGAACATAAATTTTTCTCAGAGAATACGGTATGCCCCACCTGTAACCAGGATATTAAAGAAGAGTTTCGTGTAAATAGAATTACGGACTCTCATGATAAGGCCAAAGAGTTGCAGACTGGGTTCACTGAGCTCCAGATAGCAATTAAAGAGGAAGAGTTGAGAGAGTCCACCTTTATTGACCTTTCGAAAGAGGCTTCTAACTTAATTAATGACATTACTCAAACAACTACAAAGATTTCTGGAAACCAAAGACAGATTAGACAGTATGAATCTGAAATTCAAAGAGTTACCGACCAACTTGAAAGTAGAAATACTGAGTATGAAAAGTTAGAAACATTCAGAGATAACCTTCAAACCACCTTCCAGGAGATAGGGGAGAAGAAAGAAGGTATCTCTTACCACGATTATGTGTATTCACTCCTCAAAGATGGTGGAGTGAAGTCACTAATCATCAAAAAATATCTCCCCCTCATCAACCAGATGGTGAATAAGTATCTGCAGATGATGGACTTTTATATCAACTTCAAACTGGATGAAGAGTTCAATGAAACTGTCGAATCCCCTATCCACGAGGACTTCTCTTATTCCTCCTTCTCTGAAGGAGAGAAGTCACGAATTGACCTTGCTCTTTTGTTTACTTGGAGAGAGATTGCTAGGTTTAAGAATTCTGTAAACACAAACCTGATGATCTTGGATGAGGTATTTGATTCTTCTCTTGACTCTGTAGGGTCAGATGAGTTCACAAAGATCATCAAGTATGTTGTAAAAGACGCAAACGTATTTGTTATCTCTCACAAGTCGAACATGGAAGACAAGTTTGAAGAAACCATTAAGTTTGAGAAAGTTAAAGGGTTCTCTCACATTTGTAAAGAAAGGTAAAACTTAATGAAATGTTCGTAATGTTACCATTTCCTGACTAAATATTAGTGTGAGATGAGATGGAGGTGAAAATGCACAACCTAATTTCTCATAATGAACTTGCATCATGGAAATGGGACGAAAAATCATCACCCGATGAAAAATACGATCAAGTGTCCGATTATTTCCAATGCATTTCAGAGTGTGGAATCATTGACCACGAAGCCAGGAGGTTCTGTAGGCACATTTTGACCGAAGATTAGTTAAGGAGTTAACGCCGCACTTAGTAGCCCCACCAAATTCACATCCCATGTGGGGCCCGGTTCAAATTCTGTCTATTCCACGTCCGAAAGGGGGTGGTTTTGTTGTATGGTAGGTACATACATACATACAAAAACCACATGTCTGTCAACTATGAAATCAAGTCTCAACTGGCTAAACTTCTTGCGACTGAAGACATCATCGTTGAAAACAAGAACGTCAGTACAGCTAGTTTTGATGTCCTTAACAGGGTACTGACTCTTCCTATGTGGAAGAAGGCATCTAACGCCGTATATGATATGTTGGTGGGTCATGAAGTTGGTCACGCACTCCACACCCCCACAGAAGACTGGGACTTCAGTATTCCCAAACAGTTTGTGAATGTCACTGAAGACGTTCGTGTTGAGAAACTGATGAAGCGTCGTTACGCTGGTCTCAACAAAACTTTCTACAATGGATATAAAGAATTATCTGAACAGGACTTCTTCTGTATTGAAGATGAAGATGTCTCTGAGATGAATCTGGCAGACCGTATCAATCTGTACTACAAGATTGGTAGGTTTGTTGATGTTCCTTTCACTGATGAAGAACTTATTATTCGTCAACAAGTAGAAGACGCAGAGACTTTCGTTCAAGCAGTTGACGCAGCTAGGGTTCTCTACACCCATTGTAAAGACGCACAAAAGACTGAGAGTAAAGAAGAACCTGAAGCTACTATTGAGTCTGAAGAACCTGGTGGTGATAAGACTGATGAAGAGAAAGCTCAGGAAGAGATTGAAGAATCCCTGAAAGAACAGGAAGAAGAAGGTAAAGAAGAAGCTGACCTTGATACTCCCTCTTATAGTAAGGAACAACAACCCGAACCTGAACCAACTGTCTCTACTGACACTGCATTCGAAGATGGTATGGAGTCACTCAATAGTGATACTGAGCTCGCCGAAAACACTTACGTTGAACATCCTGACTTTGATGTTGAGGATGTGGTTGCTGATGTGAGTGATGTTCAAGGTCTCCTTGATGAGTCCTTCAAACTTCAAAAAGAAGACTGGCCATCTATCTTTGAAGGTATTGATAAACAATACGATGACTTCAAGAAGTCTTCTCAACGTGAGGTAAACTACCTCGTCAAAGAATTTGAAATGAAAAAATCTGCTGATGATTATTCTCGTTCTTCCATTGCTAAAACTGGCACTCTGGATTGCACCAAACTTCATACCTATAAGTTCAACGAAGATCTATTCAAAAAGGTTTCCGTGATTCCTGATGGTAAGAATCATGGTCTGATCTTTATCCTTGATTGGTCTGGTTCTATGGCCAATATCATGATGGATACAATCAAACAGATGTATAACCTGGTGTGGTTCTGTCAGAAAGTGAATATTCCTTTTGAGGTTTATGCTTTCTCCAACTACTTCCGCACCAGAGAGTATGATGATGACCACAAATTAATTCAGAAGAATAAGTTATACCTGTCTCAAGACTTCTGTTTGATGAACCTTCTGAGCAGTCGGGTCAAGAAACCAGATCTTGAACGTCACATGAGAAACTTTTATCGTGTTGTTGCTGGTATCCGTTATCATGCTTCTTACAGTGTTCCTAATAATTTCTGTCTCGGTGGAACTCCCTTGTTTGAATCAATGGTTAGTCTTCATAAGATCATTCCTCACTTCCAATCCACCAACAAAACTCAGAAGATTCAGTGTATTATTCTGACTGATGGTGATGGTCATCCTATCCCAGTGTCATTATCACGAACTGATTACTACGGAAATCAAGTTGTTCGTCCAGCCTATGGTCGCAATGTTTATCTCCGTAATCGTATGACTGGTCACACTTACTATATGAATCAAATATCTCCAGTTGAGACCACTAATGTTTTTCTGGATGATCTTCGCAAGACCTTCCCTTATACAAACTTCATTGGTATTCGTATTTGTGAACCTCGTGAGTTTGGTAGGTTCATCAATAAGTATGAGTTTAAATCTGATGAGGAGATGAAAAAGATTCGTAAGGACAAGTCTTTCGCCATCACAAAAAGTAAGTATCACACACTCTTTGGTATTCTTTCAAACTCCTTGAATAATGATACTACCTTTGAAGTTGATGAAGGTGCATCCAAAGCTAAAATCAAGAGTGCATTTACCAAATCTCTTAAGAATAAGTCTCTAAATAAAAAAGTATTAAGTAAATTTGTAGACCTGATCAGTTGATAGACCGTCCACTCCCCCGTCTGGTCTGACCAGATGGGGTTTATAATATGGAGGTAAATACATAACACACATGACAATCACAGCTGACTACATCGTTTCTTCACTCAAGTCTCTGTATGGAAATACGATCACCTCTGGTGATGTCAAAGGCTGGTGTGCATCTGGTGGTCCTGCTTATCAGACTGTTACCAAACACCTTGAACCCTTTAAGGTTGGACGTGGTAAGTGGGACTTGACTGTACAAGAGAAACTAGAACATACATATCAACAACCAGCAGCACAACCTGCTGTAGAACAGAACCTGATTCCTGAGAAAGATGATAACTTCGTCCAGTTTGGTAACTTCAAAGATATTAAAAAGATTATTGAGTCCCGTATTTTCTACCCTACGTTCATTACTGGACTCTCTGGTAATGGTAAAACATTCTCTATTGAGCAGGCTTGTTCCAAACTCAATCGAGAACTGATCCGTGTCAACATTACAATCGAGACTGACGAGGATGATCTTATTGGTGGTTTCCGTCTTGTTAATGGCGAAACTGTCTGGCATAATGGACCCGTCGTGGAAGCTCTGGAAAGGGGAGCTGTACTTCTACTCGATGAGATCGACCTGGCTTCCAATAAAATCCTTTGTCTCCAATCCATTCTAGAAGGTAAAGGTGTCTTCCTGAAAAAGATTGGTAAGATGGTTCAACCTAAGGAAGGATTCAACGTATTCGCCACAGCTAACACCAAAGGCAAAGGTTCTGACGATGGACGATTCATCGGTACTAATGTTCTCAACGAGGCATTTCTAGAACGATTCCCTGTCACCTTTGAACAAGAGTATCCCTCTCCAGCTATCGAGGCTAAGATTCTGTCTCGTCAGTGTGACAACGATGACTTTGTTTCTCGTCTGGTAGATTGGGCTGACATCATCCGTAAGACCTTCTACGATGGTGGTATTGAGGACATCATCACCACCCGTCGTCTGGTCCACATCGTCAAGGCATATAGTATCTTTGGTGATAAGTCCAAGGCAATTCAAGTTTGTTTGAATCGTTTCGATGATGAAACCAAACAATCTTTTTTAGAGCTATACGATAAGGTCGATGCCGACTTTACTATTGATACTGATGAAGTGTCTGGATGACTTCATCGAGAGAGGTGGGTGGGTTTTCCATCCATCTTTCTTCCAAGTCAAGGGGGAGTGACCGGAAAAGCGCCCAAGCCAGCTCAAGCTGTTTGTTAGTTTTTTCTCTATGACATTTCTTACAGAGTATTTGAATATTTTTTATCTCTTCTACTTTATGGGGGTTGTCATCTGCCATACCGGCTAATGTAGAAGGCATCATTGTCTTCTTACGCATATCAATATGGTCCATTTCCAAGTTGTCTTTGCAACCGCAACTACTACAACAACCGCCTAAACTTTCTACTAACGCTTCTCTTTTTCTTCTTTTGCAATCTCTTGAATGTTTCCTTGTAGCTTCTTGATTTTCAATCGCCCATTTTCTACGCATCTCGTAGTAGGCATCTCCCTTCTTCTCCTTATACCTTCTATTGACTTCTTTTCTTGACATTACCATTGGTCTTCCTCAACTATTACTATTTAGACATAATGACTATTATACCATATAATACCCTTGACAACAAGTTTCGGAGGCGGTAGAATGAACGCATGGTCTTTATTATATGATGTAATGTCTGACGCTGATTGGATTAGTGCTAATGGGGGGTATGAGTATACCCCTCTACCTGAATATAAAACAGG